TCCGACTTCACGGAAGCGACCCGAAGAAAGGTTATAGAAGCGGTAAGATAGCAGACCGCTGGCAGTTCCTTATAAAAGAGCGTTTCGACGTTTCAGAGCAATGCTGCGAATACCTAAAAAAACGACCATTCGCAAGGTATAGTAGGGAAACAGGCGAAGTCCCGATATTAGGAGTAATGGCCGGCGAAAGCGATTTAAGGAAGCAGCAATATATACGCCGGGGGGGTGTAATTCCTTCCAAAATTCACATATAGCGAGCTACCCTATAAGCATTTGGACTGATGCGGATATTTGGGAATACTTACGGAAGTACAACGTTCCATATTGCGAACTATACGACAAAGGCCACACGCGAACCGGCTGTATGTTTTGCGGCTTCGGGGCGCACTTGGAGAAAGTATCGCGCTTTGAATTATTGTACGACCTACACCCAAGGGCCTATAACATATTTATGGACTACGAAAATAACGGGTGTACATACCGCGAAGCTTTGCGGAAAATTGGGGTTCTGCTTCCCGACGAGTGCAGACAATTAAATTTATTCGATAACCAATAAAAATAACAAGTTATGTTACAAATTGAGATTATAGGCAACTTAGGACAGGATGCCGAAATTAAGGAGTTTAACGGGCAACGGTTTATATCGTTCAGCGTAGCTCATACCGAAAGCTATACCGACGCGCACGGAGAAAGGCAGAAGCGTACCGTTTGGGTTAGCTGCCTTAAATACGGAGAAAGCGGCGTTATTAACTATCTCAAGAAGGGAACTTCGGTATTTGTTCGCGGCGACCTTTCCGTAAAGATGTTCAGCGCAAACGGGACTTTACAGGCCGGTATAAATTGTAGGGTTATGGACTTGCAACTACTTAGCAGAAACAAGCAGGAACAGGGACAAACAAGCGCAGCCCCAGCACCGCCTGCCCCATCATACCAGCAGCCAACCGAAGAAGGCGACGACTTACCATTTTAGCAGAATAACCTCAAAATAAGAATTATGCACCACTTAGAAAACGAAGAACACAAGTACCAAACACCGCCGGCGATTTGCGATTATATGGTAAGTCTTATTCCGGCAGGAGCTAAGACCGTTTTAGAGCCTACGCCGGGCGTCGGAAACTTGGTAAGGGCGTTAGAGTCTTCCGGTAAATACGAAATTACCGCGCCGGAAGACTACTTCAAGCTTGCAAAAAACACCCGCTACGATTGTATTGTTATGAACCCACCTTTTAGCAGTAAATACGCCTTCGGAGTTCCCGAAGGGTTGGAAGAAAAAGGTATGAAGTTAGGCTATAAAATTCTTAGAGAGTGTATGGAGCTTAGCGACCACGTAATAGCCCTTATGCCGTGGTTTACTATAAGCGACAGCGACGTAAGGCTCCGAGAATTGACAGCCTACGGGCTTAGGAGCATTACAGCCCTACCGCGTAAGACTTTTAATTACATACGAATACAAACTATGGTATTAGAGCTTGAAAAGGGCTATTCGGGCGAAACCACATTTAAGACAATAAAATTATGAGCAAGATAGCAAAACCTACTACGGTAGTAGTAATTCTCAGTAAGGACACCTTTGAGAACGGAAAGAAGATTAACAAGCCTTCCGACTTTGCGGGGAAGGTAAAGACAGGGCGGAAACTTCATACCATACGCGGGAACTTCGAGTATTGGGACAAAAAGATAGCCAAGATGAAGGAAAGCGGCGGCGTATTGAGCGTAAGGCAGTGGAGCGCGGCCCCATATAGAAGCCCGCAGGAAGTTATAATAGAGGTTACAGCCGACAAAGTAGGAGTACAAAAACTTGAACTTACGCAGCGTGGCCAATATATAAACCATACAACCGAGTCCGGGGAAAGTATAGACAGCTTGGTAATGTATGAATACTACGCACAGGTAGACGGGCTTCCGGTTTCGTTATTAGAGCTTGCCAAAAACGACGGCTTAACCGAAAACGAGTTTGTGGCGTGGTTTGCCCCGGTATTTACGGCGGCGCGGGCCAAATATAAGGATTTGGCTGAAATTTCCTCAAGCTTAACTATTGACTTTGCCGTAATACACTTTACGCCCGCAAGATATGCGATAAATAGAGAATAGCCCCTAATTCGCCGCGTGTCGCGTTTGTTTGCTTCGGGCGGTATAAAGATACCTTACAAGGCTTAACGGCGGCGTGTGGCGATTTTTTATAAAAATAACTCAAATAATAAAGCCATGAAAGTAAAGGAAACAATTAACGACGTTAAATTTAACGAGTATTTAGGCTACGAAATTGAAGCCTACACAAAATTAAGGCCAGCACCTCAGAAGGGCTATAAGTGGAGAAGAACCCCTTACGACGCTTTGAGCGACGCTGGCCTGTTCACGGTAGAAAACATTAAGGCAGAGTTCGAGAAAGTAGCCAACCACGAAAGCAAGTTACCGAAGGCCCAGCGCGACGCAGTGGTAAACATTGTTTTGAAGGCAGCCAGCTCGGTAGTAACATACAGGAAGCAGCAGGAAGGAAAAGCCGCCGCAGAGAAAGCGGCCAATATCGAACAAAAGACGGAACAGGAACCTGCAAAGGAAGCGGAACCCGAAAAGAAAGTTTCCAATGAATAGTAAAGAGTTCTACGAGAAGGTTGTAAAAATGAGGGCGGCGCAAAAGGACTACTTTAAGACACGTTCTACCACTTATCTAAAAGAAAGCAAGAAGCTGGAAAAGGAGATAGACGCGGAAATAGAACGGGTTACTAAGATACAGGAAGACAGGCGTAGCCCGAAGTTATTTTAACCGAAAAATTATCAAGAAAAGTGCTTATTTATACTGATTTTGGCAAAATAGACAGCCATAAAGCTGCTTATTTGGACGATTTTAGCAAAATAAGCACTTCTTAACAAGCTTAATAGTATGGCTTCAATAGTTTTTACCATAAAGGTACGCCGCCCAAAGATAAGCCGGGAAATTAGGAAGGCGTTAAAGCAAGGCGCGGGGTATAGAATAGAGTTTACCCGCAAGCGCACAAAGACCGGCGAAGTATTAACCCCTAAAATTGTAATAGACTATGCCGCGACACATTGAAAGCGCGATACAAAAAAGCTGCGTTACGTGGTTCCGGCTGCAGTACCCAAGTATAGGCCTTCTATTGTTTGCCGTTCCAAACGGCGGCGCGCGAAACGCAAGGGAAGCAGCTATTATGAAGGGCGAAGGAGTAACGGCGGGCGTTTCCGACCTTATTCTACTATACGGATCCGGTGACTATAACGCTCTTTGTATTGAGTTCAAAACCCCAAGCAAAAGCAGCAGACAAACCCCGCTACAAAAAGAATGGCAAGCCCTTGCCGAGCAATACGGAAGCAAATACGTCGTTTGCCGTTCCTTCGAGGACTTCCAGCAGGAAGTACAAAAGTATTTATTTACGGATACCGTAAAGGTAGGACGTTTATAGGAAAGAAAAGTTATGAAAAGAAACAAGCACAAAAGGCCGGAACTTGTAGTAGAACTTCCGGAAGACTTCAAAAAGCCTTGAAGCTTTACGATGATAACGAATTAAGCTACGTCAAGGTAATCAGCGCAAAGCCCGGCGAAACAAACGGGGTTAGTTTATAACTTTTTGAATACTTGCATTTGTTTAAGCGTATTATTATAATACGCTTTTTCTATTTTTGCTTACCGCTAATGTTGGCGGCCTAATAAGCAAAGATATGAAAGACAAGATTTTAAGAGCCTTGCAGACATTCAAAGGCTTTCTTTTGGCTTCGGATAAGTGGCTACACCTTGCCGCAGGCTTCGTAATTGCCTATTTCGCTGGCTTTCTTAGCCCTGTTCTGGGCTTTATTCTTGGCGTTCTTGTAGGCGCAGGAAAGGAAATATACGACCTTGTAACCAAGCGCGGACACGCTGAAGTATGGGACTTCTTCTTTACCGTCGTAGGCGTACTTTCGGGCCTTTTCTTCCTTTGGATTGCCCGCCATTGTTCAACGTTATAAGCTAAGCTATGGCAAAGAACAGGGTAATAGAAACCAAAATAGACGCGCTAATCCCGGACGACAAGAACTTAAACCAACATACGGAATTTGGTACTTCGCTTCTTGAAAAGAGTGTAGAAAGGTTCGGGCTTGGCCGTTCTATTTTGTTGGATAAAAACAACCGAATAATAGCAGGAAACGGCATTACGGAAACAGCCGGCTCCAAGGGATTGGAAGACGTTATTATCGTTGAAACCACCGGCGACAAGTTGGTGGCGGTAAAGCGTACGGACATAGACCTCGATAGTAGAGAGGGCCGGGAACTTGCCTTAGCGGATAACGCTACGGCAAACGCTAACCTTTCTTGGGACGTAAAGAATATGGCCGAAGTAACGACGGAATACTCAATAGACCCACAGGAATGGGGCGTTTCGGAATTTGCACCACCAGCGGAACCGGAAAAGGAGCTTAAAGAAGACGACTTCACGCCGCCGGACACAGCCAGCATAAAGACCAGCATAAAACGGGGGGACTTATTCGAGATACGCAAGGGGGGTATTTGCCACCGCCTACTCTGCGGCGATTCCGCCGACATAGCCGACGTAGAGCGACTTATGGCCGGAAAGGAAGCCGACCTTATTGTAACCGACCCGCCCTATAACGTAGACTACGCCAGCAAGAACGAAATGCTTAACGCAGCCGACAAAGGAAATAGAGTACAAACGGACATAGTAAACGACGCTATGGATGACGACCACTTTAAGGCCTTCCTTGAAACTATATATTCCAACTACGCTGCAGTCAGCAGGAAAGGCGCGGCTATTTACGTATTCCACGCTTCGCGCGAAGCGGTAAACTTCATTAACGGGCTAAGGCTTGCCGGTTTTGCTTACAAGCAGCAGCTTATATGGGTAAAGAATAACATCGTAATAGGAAGACAAGACTACCAATGGCAGCACGAACCTATAATTTACGGTTGGAAAGAAGGTGGCCCTCACTACTTCGTGGCAGAAAGGAACAACCGCACCGTAATAGAAGATAAGATAGACCTTGACGCTATGAGCAAGAAGGAGCTATTAGAGTTTGCCAAGGAAATGCTTAACGACGCGGAACACCCTACCACGGTTATACACGAAGACAAGCCCTTAGTAAACGCGGAACACCCTACTATGAAGCCCGTAAAGCTTTGCGGAAGGTTCATAAAGAACAGCAGCCGCGCTGGGGAATTGGTAGTAGACTTCTTCTTAGGTTCCGGTTCTACGCTTATTGCTTCCCACCAATTAGACCGCAACTGCTACGGAATTGAGATAAGCCCGGAGTATTGCCAAGTCATATTAGACCGAATAAAGCTATTCGACAAAGAAGTAGAAATTACAAAACTATAACGGTATGCCAAAATTAAAACAATACCCGGAAGAAAGATACCACGGCGTGTGCGCCTTCCTTTGCCCGGCTTGCAAGAAAGAACACTTTATACACGTAAAGAACCCCGGCTATCCTACACCGGTTTGGGAATTTAACGGAAACTTTAATAACCCCACTATAACGCCTTCGGTAAAGGTTGAAACGCCATACAAAGACAAAGTAAGCATTTGCCACAGCTTTATAAAGAACGGGAAAATAGAGTTTTGCGGAGATTGTACGCACGAATTACGCGGTCAAACCGTAGAGCTTCCCGAAATAGAATAACTGATTATGCCAGCAGGAAGGAAACCAAAATACAACGATAAAATAGTAGAGCGTATATGCAAACTTATTGAATCCGACACTTATACGGTGGCGGAAATTTGCCGTATGGTAAAAATACATAGGGCTACCTACTTCGAGTGGCTGAACACAAAACCCGAATTTGCCGACGCTATTAAAAAGGCGGAAGAAGCGCGTACTGCTTTCTTTGTAGCAGAAGCGAAGAAAAGTCTACTCAAAAAGATACAGGGCTATACCGTACAGGAACAACACAAAACAATGGTAGGAACGGGCCGCTACGACGCAAACGGCAAAGAGATAGCCAAGGTAAAGGAGCAACGGACGGTAGATAAACATTTTCAGCCGGACACGGCGGCAATAATTTTCACGCTTTGCAACTGCGAACCGGAAAAATGGAAGAATAGGCAAGCTACGGAGCTTACAGGAAAGGACGGGGCGGACTTATTCGCCAAGCTTTCGGAAGAAGAATTAGACGCTAAGATAGCGGAACTTGAAAGGAAGTTACAACAATGACACGCAAGGAGAAGGTAGAGTATATAAGCGTTCTTAAAGAAAGGTTAGTAAGGCAGGCCCGTACTGACCTTCTACGCTTTACGGGCTATACTATGCCTACCTTCGACCCCGCGCCATTTCATAAACGTTACTATTCCGTACTTGGGGACTTTGCCGAAAAGCGAATAAAAAAGCTTATGGTATTTATGCCGCCCCAGCACGGTAAGTCCGAGGGTTCAACCCGAAGGCTCCCGTCTTTCATTCTTGGCAGACGGCCCGATACAAGGCTGGCGGTAGTTTCCTATTCAGCCCCGAAAGCCCGTAAGTTTAACAGGGAAATACAGCGAATAATAGACAGCCCCGAATACGCCGAGATATTCCCGGACACCCGCCTAAATAGCAAGAATATAGCAACCGTAGCCGGCAGCTGGCTAAGGAACGCGGACGAATGCGAGATAGTAGGACATAGGGGCGGCTTCAAGACGGTAGGCGTAGGCGGCCCACTAACGGGCGAACCGGTAGACGTTCTTATTATGGACGACATCTACAAGGACGCTAAAACGGCGTGGTCGCCGGTTGTTCGCGCAGCTATTGAAGATTGGTACGACACGGTAGCAGAAACCCGACTACACAACGACAGCCAGCAGCTAATAGTATTTACCCGCTGGCACGAACAGGACTTAGCGGGCCGATTGTTGGAGCAACAAGGTATATACGACCCCAAAAGCAACCCCGACGGGTGGATAGTAGTTATTTACCCAGCTATACAGGATTCCGAGCCTTCCGAATACGACCCGCGCGAGATAGGCGAAGCACTATGGCCGGAACGCCACAATTTAGCCAAACTTGAAAGCATACGCAGCAGGAATCCGCACGTATTCGCCAGCCTATACCAGCAGAAGCCTAAGCCGTTGGAAGGCCTCATGTATGAAAACGAGTTTAAGGAATACGAAATACTACCGGCAACCAAGCGGCGCGTGGTAAAGAACTATACCGATACGGCGGACGAAGGTATGGACTTCTTATGCTCTATTACATACTTGGAAACCGAAATAGGTAACTTCATTTTGGACGTACTCTATACGCAAAAGCCTATGGAATACACCGAGGTAAAGACGGCGGAAATACTTACCAAACACGCCGTAGAAGTAGCCAACGTAGAGAGTAACAACGGCGGGCGCGGCTTTGCCCGAAACGTAGAGAAGCAAGCCCGGTTAATGGGTAACGGGAAGACCCGCGTAAAGTGGTTCCACCAAAGCGAAAACAAAGCGGTGCGAATATTCACCCACAGCGCGGAAGTACAAAACCTTACCTACTTCCCGAAGAATTGGGATAAGATGTGGCCGGACTTTTATAACGCTATTACCCGCTATATGAAGGTAGGAAACAACGCACACGACGACGCGCCGGACGCATTGACCGGAACAATAGAGTTTAGGCCGAAGGAAGGTAAGAAGTCAGCCGCCGGCTATTTCTAAGACAATAACTAAAAAACAACAATTATGACTATTGAAGAATTAAACCAGCTATTAGCAGCAGAGGACAGCTCCGCAGCGATTAACGAGCTTAAAAACGGGCGTACCACTTCCACACCGGAAGCGGAACAATACCTTAAAGAGCTTAACCCAGCAACCCACGACGTTATGGACGCAGCCAAGCGTAAAGACAAGTGGGTAAAGGTAGACGTTAGCGACGAAACCGACGTAACGGAAGAAGACGAAACCAAGACCAAGAAGATAGTAACCGGGAAGGACGGCGAACAACAACACCTGCGTATAGAGCGAGTGGCCCGCGTAGCCTTGGCTATTCAGAAACTTATCGTTAAGCGCGCGGTAGCCTTCACTTTCGGAAACCCTGTAACCCTTAACGCGGAACCGGAAGAAGGAACCAAGGAGTCCGAAGTATTAAGGGCAGTACAGCGCGTCCTCTTTGAAACCAAAAGCCGCACTATTAACCGCAAAATAGCGCGTTCTATTTTCAGCAGCACCGAAGCGGCAGAACTATGGTACCCGGTAGAAGTTCCTACGACAAAGTACGGCTTCAAATCAAAGTTTAAGCTTAGGGTAGCAGTATTCAGCCCGTTAAATGGCGATAAACTTTACCCATATTTTGACGAAACGGGCGATATGCTGGCCTTTTCCCGCGAATACGTTATTAAGGACAACAAGGGAAAGACTACTACTTACTTCGAAACCTATACCGATACGGATATAAGGAAGTGGGAGCAAACCACAGCGGGCTGGGTTATGTTGGACGGCTACCCGAAGCAGAACCAAATAGGCAAAATTCCGGTAATTTACGGAAGCCAGCCAGCAGTAGAGTGGGCCGACGTTCAGAACCTTATAGACCGCTTGGAAAAGCTACTTTCCAACTTCGCAGATACCAACGACTACCACGCAAGCCCGAAGATTGTAACAAAGGGCGATATTTTGGGCTGGGCCAAGAAGGGAGAAGCCGGAGCCGTTATCGAAATGGACGAAAACGGAAGCGCGGAATACTTGTCTTGGGCGCAGGCTCCGGAAAGCGTTAAGCTTGAAATAGAAACCCTTTTACGCTTCATTTACACCATTACGCAAACGCCGGATATTTCATTTGACAGCGTTAAAGGTATTAGCGCAGTTTCCGGCGTAGCGTTGAAGCTATTATTTATGGACGCGCACCTAAAAGTGCAGGACAAAATGGAAATTTTCGACGACTACCTACAACGCCGATTAGCCATTATACAAGCCTTCTTAAAGCAGATGAACGCAGGGGCCAACGACTTCGTGGCGGCTTGCGATAGCCTTATTATTGAACCGAAAATAGTGCCGTTTATGATTGAGGACGAAGCCGGCAAGGTAAACCTTATTCTTGCTGCAGCAGGACAAAAAGCAATTATAAGCAGGAAGACTGCCGTCCAGACTTTGGGCTGGGTAAAGGATAGCGACGCAGAGATAGAGCAAATAGAAGCGGAAGAAAGCGCAGTAAGCTACGCCGACTTATTGGGGCAGGAACCAACGAACTAACGCTATGGGGATAATTGCAAACTTCGATATAGACGAACTATTTAAGGGGGTTTACGAAGCGGTAGAAGCTATTACGGACGCAGTTACGCAGTCCATAATAGCAGCTTGTATGCAGACGGTAGCGAAGGCCCGCACCCTTAGAACCTACACGGATAGAACAACCCTGTTAAGGTCTTCTATTGGGTTTGTTGTTTACGACCACGGGCAGAAGGTAGTAGACAACTTTCAAGGGGCGGGCGGAGCTTCCGCAGCCGAAGGAGTAAACAAGGGCAAGCAGGTAGCAGAAGCCGCAGCCAAGGAACACCCCGCCGCTATTGTAGCGGTAGTAGTAGCGGGCGCAGATTACGCTCTATACGTAGAAAGCAAGGGCTACGACGTTGTAACCGGCCCCTGCACCGAATTAAATAACCTATTAGAACAATACCTTAGGGAAGCGGTAGCTTCTTTTCAGTAATGAGTAAGAGGACGGAACTAATACAATACTTAGCCAACATAGAACGGAAGCTAAGCAGCATATACGGCAGCACCTACCGTGCTGTCCTTGAAGTTGCGGACGTACGCAAGTCAATAGAAGCCGGGGTAAACTTTACTTGGGAAGGGAACCCAGCGGCAGAAAAGAAGCTTACCCAGCTTCTTAACGACCTAAGCAGCAAAGCGGCCCTTCTTATAGGCAACGGAGTACAGCAGGGCTATAAACGCGGTGAGGAACACGGAACGCAGGCGGTAGTAGAACGGCTTGGCAAAGGGAAGGCACAAAAGGAAGCGGTAAGAGAGATATGCCAGCAGGCGACCAAGGAGCGAAGGGAGCAGGGAATGACCGCCCACGCATACGCAACAGCGGAGCGCGGCGGGCTTACCCTTTCTTCCCGCGTTTGGAACCTAACCGGCAATGCAAAGAAGGAGCTGGAAATAATAATACAAAACGGCATATTAGAGGGTAAAAGCGCAAACGAGATAGCCAGCAGTATAAAGGGCTACCTTAACAACCCTAACGCCCTGTTCCGGCGCGTACGCAACAAGAAAACGGGGAACTTTGAACTTAGCGAAGCAGCTAAAAGGTACAACCCCGGCCAAGGCGTATATAGGTCGGCATACAAGAACGCCCTGCGCTTGGTACGGACGGAAATGACTAACGCATACAGGCGCGCGGAGTGGGAAAGTTACCAAAATAACCCGCTTGTAACGAGTTACGAAATTAGGCTAAGTTCCAACCATACTACTACAACCACCAGCGGCAAAGTAGTACGCCTTGTTGATATTTGCGACAAGCTGGCCGGCGTTTACCCTAAGACGTTCCGGTGGGAAGGTTGGCATCCTAATTGCCGTTGCGTTATGGTTCCTATTGTTGTAACACCTAAGGACTTCGGGGAATACTTGAAAGCCCGCAGGAAGTCGCGGCAGTTGGAGTGGAAGCCGAAGACAAGCCGACAGGTAACGGACATTCCGCCGCAGCTTACCGGGTGGATTGAGCAAAACCGCCGGCGTATGTTAGCCGCACCTAAGAAGCCTTCGTTTATAGAGGATAACAAGGGCGGTATTCAGCTGGCACAGCAGCAGGAGAAAAAGAAGTTACAATTATTTAGCGGAACGCTCCAGCAGTTCGCCGCCGAGATATTGAAGACAGGGCGAAGTATAGGCAAGGTTTCGCAGGTCGGCAGGATAGACGACGCTATTAAGGCCAATATGGTAGCGAAGGGGCTAACCATTGAAACGGAAACTATTATAGTCCTTGATAAGACTATAATAAAGTACATAGACCACCCGAAGGCGGCCAAGGGCGCAGTAGTACCGGCAGAAAGGTACGGGCTAATAGAACAGGCTATTAAAAACCCTTTGCACATTTACGAAGACCTCAATAGCAAAGAACTTGTTTACGTATATACCCACCCATACGAAGAAGGCAAGCTTATAAAGGTTGTAGTACAACCAAACTACAAGTATAAGGGAGCTACGGCCAACGTAGCGAAGTCTTGGGGCGTTGTAGAAGAAGGACAAATGAACCATTCTTACTACCGTAAAATAAAATAGGGAAGCTTTACCGGCTCCCCTATTTTATTAAACCGAGCAAGGCAGGCGACGACCCTGCAATATGTCATCCTAAAAGGAAGACCCCGCTACCACTTTGCGACCATCAAGCCCGGTTATTTGCCACAAAAGTAATAATTCTTTTTTAAGTAACAAAAATTCTGCCTAAAAAGTTGCTCTATACCAATAATTTAAGCTTAGCTAAACTTAATTTTCCCGAATTTGCGTTTTGTGCCTTCCTTTGGCGCAGCTGGTATAATTATACCACCAAGAAGGAGAAAACGCGCGGGTCGGGCTAATTTTGCCCTTTTTGTAGTTTTGATAGGCGAAGCTTGTAACTTTTGACATCATACGGAACAAAACAATAGAATCCGTTAGGGCCTAAAACCTTTTCCTCGGCAACGGCGGCGGCGCGTATTGTTTCGGTAAGTTCCGGATATTCCCTTAATGCAGCTTCGGCGCGCTTTTCGTTTTCAGCAGCAAATACGGATATAGCCTTAGTAATAACCCTTACTTCGTCTTCCGGTTTGCGGTTACGGCGGTAAAGAACCATAAGCCGAGTATATGCGTGGGTGGCAGGGTACCCAAGGGCTATAACAGCTTCGTATATTGCTACGGCTTCTTCCGTATTGCCTGCCTTTTCCGCTGCTATTCCTTTCCCGTTAAGGTATGCCGTTCTTTGTAGGTTGTATTCATTCCGGGCGGCGTTCCGGAAGTTTAACCGGGCTTCCTCGGCTTCTTCTTTTGTAAATTCTATATAGTTCCTTCCTTCGCGTTTATTACGGATATATAAGCTGGAGTATTTAACGGAATTTGGGAACGCGGTAGACATAACCGAAGGGGCAAACATCCACAGGGGAAGGCGTACCTTCTTCCGGAATAGGTTACTAATTCCCATAGCTTTACTTGTTTTTTATAGTTATAAACGAAGGGCGCGCTTCCCACTTGATTAGCGGGCTGGTAAAGACAGGAACAACGGTAAGGGTATATTCGCCCGGTTCCCCAGCAGTATAGCGGTAGGCAAAAGGGTAATTATTTGTTTCGCAGAGAAAGGCTCCGTTCAGATAGTAAGCAACCTCGGAAATATAGGCTTTGTTTTCTTCGTTGCAACAAGGATAGAGGTGCAGGTCATACAGGTTCCCGGAAGTAAGAACTTCCAACGCTTCGGGGTCGCCGGCCCTTGTTTCCGTTTCAGTAAAGAACCCATACAGCGGCTCAGTAATAACGACTTTTTCCGGTTCTTGGCTTGATTGACCGCAGGAGCATAACAGGCAGACCCCTAAAAGCCCCAATAAGTAAGACTTCATACCGTACACTTTTACGCCCCAAGAACCCGAACAGGCATTAGCAAATAAATAAGCGCGGGTCTTAAAGGTTTAAGTATTTGAGGTATCGCCAAACACCTAACGAAATTAAACCAAACCCACGCTTAACCGGTATATCGGGAAAAGGATATACGATTAGCCTGCGGACGGTTTCTTTTTCGTTATTTGTAAAATTGGCGATTTTCAAATACAAAAAACCTATTCGCTTCTTCTTTAATAGCCGGTTTTCTCCCCAGCTTCGTCCGCAAAGTTAGCAAAACATTTGCAGCCTGCAAACGCGAAAACCAAAAAAAGGAACCACGTAGGGGCTACGAAGCCCCTACGAAGCCCCTACGAAGGGGTACATACCCCCTAAATTCAGTACAAAAACCGGGGAAGGCCAAAGTTTCGCGCAGAAATTTCCTAAATTATTGATAATCAAAGCAAATAAATTATAAGCAAGGGGCTTGTAAGCTCCTTTATAGCCCCTTATAAGCCCCTTTTAAGGGGCTATACTTTTATTCAAAACTATAAATTATTAAGTCTTTTAATATCAATAATTTAATGGAACGCAAACAAGGGGCTACGAAGCCCCTACGAAGGGGCTATTATAGCCCCTATGTATATGGATATGGATAAATATATGGATAAAGAAAGGGGGTGCAGGGGGAAAACAAAGCTTGTCGCTTCTTCCGGAAACGCCGTTCTCATTCCCGACAATTCACAATATACAAGGCTCGGAAAAGCCTGTTATTCAGCTTATGCGATAAAGGCGAAACAAAGGAAGAAGCGATACCGCCCCGCTTTGCCCCTTGTTGTTTGATTTGTGCCACTTTTACCACCTTGCTGGTATAAGTGTTCAAAAAGGGATAGAAACGCGCTAATTCGGGCTTATTTCGCCTTGTTCTTTACACTGCGTTGCAGTAGTACCCCGCAGTAGTATTGTAGAAAACAAAATAATAACTTCGGCTTCTTGCTTTGCTTGCGTATTATTATAATACGTTACTTTTGCTTCGTTCAATAAAACCAAAAGAAAATGAATTTGTACGAAATGATTTTAGGACTACTTGTGGCTCAGTTCCAAGGCGTCCGCAAAGACGGGCTTAACCAGCTGGCGCGTTCTATTGCGCTTACGGTTGATACCGAAGAAAAAGCAAAAGAGGTCGTAGGGAAGCTTACCGCCGACCAAGTTAAACAATTCGTTACGGATTGGCGAAAAGACGCAGACGCGGAAATTACCAAGGCTAACCAAACTTACGAAGCCGGCCTTAAAGAGAAGTACGACTTTGTAACCAAAGGCGGAACCCCACCCAAGCCGCAGGAACAGCCCGGAAATCTTACCGAGGAAGCCGTGCAGAAAATTGTAGCGGAAGCCGTAAAGCAGGCAACCGAAGGCCTTACCGCGCAAGTTGCAACTATGCAGGGCAACGCTCTGGCCGCCACCCGAAGGGAAGAACTTGTTAAGGCATTGGGCGACAACGTACCTACAAGCTACAAGAACGCTGTTCTTGCCGGCTTTGAGGGCCGCACATTCGCAGACGACAACGCCTTTACCGAGTACTTGAACAAAACCAAGGAGAACGTAGCAGCCTTTACGCAGGAGCTGGCAGACAGGGGCCTAAGCCTTCACGAAAAGCCGGTACTTGGAACCGTGAACAAGGACGGCGTAAGCAGCGGCGTAGAAAGCTACATCAAGGACAAAGCCGACGAAGCAAAAGGCGGCGGGATGTCCGGAAAGGAAGTTTAACAACTAACACGATTACGCTATGGGTATTCAGATTCAGAGAAAAAAGGATAAGCGCGTAGTAAAGGCGTTTACCCACAAGCTTGCGGATATTCCGGGTGGCGTTACCGTTTCGGCGGCAGACTTGACACAGGCCGTGCTGCACGAAGGAACACCTATCGGAAAGGACGCTAACGGGCTTTACCACGTTGTAAAGGTGGCGGTAGTAGCAGCACAGGCGGCAGGCGACGCAACCACTTACACAGTGAAGAAGGGGCACAACTTCAAGGCGGGGGACGTAATTTTCTTCACGAAAGGCGGCAAGGCCTATACAATTTCAGCGATTGCAACTAACTCCAGCGACGCGACCTGCGACGACATTACCGTAGGTACCACACTTGGCGCGGCAGCAGTTGGCACAGAGGTTTATCAGTCGGCAGCTAACGGAGCTACCGCCGGAGCGTTCAAATACGAGCCGCTTGCGCTTGTAGGCGAAAGCTACGACGTAGCCGACCTTGCTAACCACCTTGTAAACGCTTGGACTATCGGGCAGATTAAGGAAGCCAATATACCCCCTGTTGGCTCCGCAGTTAAGCAGGCCCTTAAAGGTATTAACTTCATTTAATCAGTAGGAGGACGAAGCTATGTTAAGAAGCTTAATGGTTGGCATTACCGAGAGGGATATGCAGGCCGTAATGAATACTTACGACCTTAAAAACTACTACTACCCTACGCTATTCCCGTTGAAGGAGAACTACACGCTTACGTGGAAGGCTCTCGAAGCACAGGTAGGGTTGAAAATTGCCGGCGACCTTGTAGCTCGCGGCGCAACACTTGACGCGAAGACCCGCGACGCTATCGCGCGTATTCAAGGTGACATTCCTAAGATTGCTATTAAGCGCATCAAGGACGAAAACGAGCTGAACGAATACGACATTATGGTCGCTATGACTTCGGCGAACCCCGACCTTCGCGCGCTTGTAGAAGCTTGGGCGGAAGACACTAAGTACTGCTGGGACGGCGTAGCTAACCGCTTGGAGTGGATAGCCCTGCAGTCAATTTCGCGCGGTAAGATTGTTCTTACCAACGACAACAACAACAGCGTAATAACCGAATACGATGTAGACTACCAAATCGACGCTTCGCAGAAGTTCGGCTACGACGCTAAGTCCGGAAGTTGGGTTACTTCTACTTCGGCTAAGCCTATTTCGGTAGACTTTAAGAAGATTATAGCGGCAGCGAAGAAGAAGGGTATTTCCCTTAAATACGCCTTTATGAACGTAGATACCTTCGCCGCTTTCGCCGCTACCGAGGAAGTAGTGAAGCTTTGCGCTTCCTTCGCCGCTAACGCCTTGGGTATTTCGCAGACACCAAGCCTGCAGCAGGTAAACGCGACCCTTGCGGGCCTTGCATACTTGCGCGGTTTGCAGATTGTCGTAATTGACCAAGACATTACTATCGAAAAGGCGGACGGTTCACGCTTGACCGGCAACCCTTTCGCCGACAACGTAGTGATGTTTAGCGAAACCAAGGTATTAGGTAATACCTATTGGAAGAAGCCGGCGGATATGAATATTAAGGGTTCGGTAGCCCTTAAAGCGTTGAGCGGCCATACTTGCGTAAAGAAGTATTCAACCGAGGAACCGCTGCAGGAAGTTACCGTAGGATTGGCTAACGCCTTCCCTGCTTGGCTTTCTTCTTCGCGCTCTTTCTTGCTTGACGTAGCACACACAAGCTGGCAGGACTAACCTAAGCGGGGGAGCCTTTCGGGGCTTCCCCATTAACACCCTCAGCCAATGACCTATAAAGAATACATAACGAAGACCGTAGCGAAATTCCAAGTAGGAGCCGACGACGTGGAACTAATACTTTGCAACCAAAGTACACTAATTCCCGACCCGGAAGCACAGGTAGACGCTAAGATAGCGAAGACCGCCTTATGTAAGGAAATAGCTACCCTTATACCGCTTGCCAACGTTTCGGAAGGTGGGTATTCTATTAGTTGGAATTGGGACGCTCTTAAACTTTGGTATAACGCGACTTGCGCGGAATTGGGACTACCCAACGCCACCAAGCCGAAAATTCGCAACAAAAGTAACGTATGGTAACGACTACCTACCAATACTACCAATACCTGTACGCTTTGAGTAACGGCGAAGCCACCCAAACCGCTAACGGCTCTTGGGAAAGCAACGGCGGAACTTGGGAGCTTAAAGCGGCTTGCAGGGAAGAAACCAACGGGAAGGGTACGGCGATACAGACTACCGACGGGCGAACCTTGGTATTTTCTTCACTTATACAGCTTCCGAAGGGAACGCCCAGAATAGACGAAGGAACCGAGGTAATAGTGACGAAGGAAGAAGTAGACGTTACCCAGCTTGCGAACAAAGACTTTATAGCAGCGTCCAAGGCTTCGGGCTTAGTTGTAGCTTCCGGAACTTGCGAGAAATACGACGCGGGCCGGTTGCATTGTAGAATGTGGATATAATAGTTATGCAGAGTATAGAAACCGACGATATTCTATTTACCGTTCTTAACGGTTCCGCAGCCTTGAAAGCAGAGCTTAAAGGCGGAATATACACTATGGGGGAACGCCCCGACGGTTCCACGGCGGAAGATATTGTAGTCAATAACTTGAACCTTACCCACGAAATACCCCAAAGCGGGACTTCAAACGTAAATATACACGTTCCCGACGAAAAGGTAAAGATAGGCGGCAAAGAGCAATACAAGACCGCAAGGGAAAGGCTACGACTTCTTACCGGGCTGGTGTTAGCAGCTTTGAAGGCGGCCAACATTGAGGGTCTAACCTTTTGGGTTTCTAACGAAACGACTATTAGGGAAGAAGCTATAAAGCAGAGCTACAACAATTTGCGCGTAGAATGGAATATACAAAGAACTAATTAACACGTAAGAAAATGGGAAAAGCAATTTATACCCTTGGACTTTCCAAGATTGAGGTGGGAGCAATAGCCGCAGACGGCGGAATGGGCGAAAGCCTTGAACAGCTTGGCTATACCTACCAAGACACCTGCAAAA